GGATGATAGTGACGAATTACAACACAGAGCTTTTCCTAATATACACGCTGAATATAATCTTTTAGATATACAGAAAACTAAACTATTAGAACCTGTGTTAGATAAATTAAAAGATAAAAATATAGGAATAAATAATTATAATAATAAATGTATTGGTACAGAATTAATTGATCCATATTCAAATAAAATAATAAAACCAAAAGTATCAGAAGGTGATGTAATTATATTTCCAGCGTTTGTAATTCATAGAGCACCTGCAGAAAAAACAAATGATTTAAAAACAATAATATCTTTTAATTTTGATTGTGAGTTATGATTAAAGTTGTAGATAATTTAATATCAAAAAAATACCAAGATAAAATTATTAATACAGTTAATGATAATTATTTTCCATGGTATTTTTATGAAACTGTTTTAAGTGATGAAGAAATAAAAAGAGCAGGTAATAAAAATATTACCTTAACTCCAGCATTTGTGCATACTTTATTTATTTTACCTAAAGGAATAAATTCTAATTACTATGACTTTTTTATTAAAATGTTAGACACCTTTAATGTAAAAGAAATTATTAGAATAAGAATTAGAAGAACTTTTAAACAAGAAAATCATAATTTAAAAAAATACAACTATCCACACGTAGATATAGATAAACAACAAAACTACAAAAGTTTAGTTTATTATGTTGAAGATTCTGATGGGGACACTGTTTTCTTTGATAAAAAATATAAACTAGGTGGTCCTACTTTCATTGATTTAGACTATAAAGAAATAAAAAGAGTGTCTCCCAAAAAAGGAAGAGCAATATATTTTGACGGAGAAATTTATCACGCTGGTAATAATCCGGTTAACTCTGACATTAGAACAATAATTAATTTTGATTTTATTACCAATGAGTAACATTGTATTTCATAAAAATGTTTTAGATGAAAATTTAATAAACCATATAAAAAAATATGTTATAGACAATAAAGCAAGTAAGAAATGGCAAACCAGTATGTTTTGGCCCGAGTTTATTCAAAAGACGTCCACGACAGTTTCTGTTTTAAGTTTAGATGATAATAAAAAAATATGTAAAGAATTGAGAAAAATATATAATAAACTTATCCCTGAAACAAAAAAGATGGGCATGGAAGTTAATTATTACATATGGCCCCCACTTAGTTATATTCCTTTTCATGATGACAGTCACAAGCAAGTTGCATCTACTATATATTTAAATAAAGATTGGCATATAGATTGGGGTGGATTATTTTTATATTATGAAGATCAACAAATAAAAACATTTTTTCCCTCTTACAACACTTGCATTATAAATAATAATAAGATATCACATGGTACATCCTTAACTACAATGGATGCTGTTAACAGAGAGACTATACAGGTATTTTTTTATGAAAGAAACAATGTTAAGTAATTGGGATAAAGCAAAACCTATTATCGAAAGTGGCGATAGAGCTGTGCCTTTTGTTGTCCCACCAAAAGCATTTGCATGGTTAAAGAAAGCTGCTAACAAAGCTACTCGCGATGCTACCAAAACTTTAATTGGTCATATTAAAAAAGAATATCATATAGATAATATTAGTGATGAATTTAAAAAATTTATTTTAATTGATTGTTTATCTAACCCTCAAATCTTGTACCGCACAAAACAAATAAATATTTTATCACGACCTTGTGAATTTTATATTGATGATCTATGGGT